ATTAGGAATTGAGGCCCTAGAAGCCTTGGCCCAAAATAACGGAGTTGCAGCACAGGCAGCAAGGTCAATAGATGTAAACGTTGACACATTCCGCAGCCGAGTCATCAAAGCCAAAGAACGCGGGTTGCATCTATCTGGAGGGGCGCGCAACAGCATGCACCTAGCGGGATTAAACGGGATTGAAGCCAAAGGCGGCTGGATTCACAATTACAACGAACTCGGAAACAAGGTTGGCACGACGAGATGGTCCGCGCCCGCAAGCCAAGAAGAAACCGACCAATTCCTAAACACGATCCGAGGCGCGATAGACGACCTCAAAACAATGGACGTGCCAAAATACGAAATCCGCGAAAAACCAGACGGCGAATGCTTGCTTGTCATTGACCTGGCAGACATCCACGTCGGCAAGCTGTGCGTATCAACTGAGACAGGCTACACATACAGCCGCGAAGTTGCAGTGAAGCGCATGATTGAAGGCACGCGAGAATTGATCCGCAAGGCGTCAGGCATGGGGATTGGCCGCATCCTGTTTGTCATAGGCAATGACATACTGCACGTTGACAACGCGCGGTCCAGCACGACAAGCGGCACGCAGCAAGACACCCACGGAACGATTCACCAGATGGCAAGGGACGGGTTTGGCGGGTATGTGGGCTGCATCGAATTGGCACGGCTAACCGCGCCCGTGGATATTATTTACATCCCGTCAAATCACGACTGGTTAATGGGGTGGTGTTTGGCCCAACAGGTTGGCGCATGGTTTCGCAATGCGCCCGATGTCACGGCAACGGAATACAACCTTTCAGAACTGCACCGCAAATACTACCGCTTTGAGGGCAACCTGATTGGCTTGACGCACGGCGACGGGGCCAAAGAGGCAGACCTATATCCGCTAATGATGACAGAGGCCCGCGCGCACATCTCAGACTGCACGCATCGATATTGGTACGTCCACCACTTGCACCACAAAATCCGCAAGCAAGCGGGCGTCTTATCGCACAAGCGAGAAAAGGATCATATCGGCATGACCATGATGCACAACGCCGCGCGCAGCATGGAAGGCGACAATGTGCAAATCGAGTGGGTTCGCAGTATGTCACCGCCTGACGGTTGGCATGACCGCAACGGGTATGTGAACCGCCAAGCTGTTGAGTGCTTTGTCCACCACCCGCACGACGGGCAGGACGGACGCTTTACGGTTTGGTTTTAGACAACAAAAGCCGCGCAGGAATCAACCCGCGCGGCTTAACTGTTTTAACACCCGTCTGGGTGGCAATTCACAATCGTGATAAGCTCCAAGCCCGTCGCGCGCATTGCGTCCAGATCATCACCCACAAGCGCCGCGGCATGGTCACGCGATGCAGGGACAGCCGCGTCAAGTATCGCCGCCGCCTTTCCCTCGTTTGGCAAACTCTCGCAAGCTGTCAAGAACAGCAACGGGATCGCTAGGAATATCAGTCTGCGCATTTCGCACCTCTTTGGTTGTGTCGTTGTAGGCTTCGGCTAGTTCGTCGTTAACGTCCTGTCGCCCCTGTTTCCGCCCCTTGTGGCGCTGTAGCTTGCCGTTGCCCCAGAACAGGGCGACAAGCGACGCTAGGCCCACTAGAAGGGCTGGAATGTTGGTCAGTAGATCAAGCATCACGTGAACCACGTCCGAAACACCGCAATAAGCGCAGGGCCTAGAATAAGCGTCGCCTGCACGACGGGTTCCTCAATCTCGGCGGGAATGATGTCCAGCCCGACAAGGATGCCCACCGCAGCCATTACTAGGGCCGTATAGTTGATCTTTGATTGTGTTGGATGGTTGATGCCGATACTCATGACTTGCTCCTTTTAAACGATTGCAGAAACTTTGTCAGCCAATGAACGGGCTTGTCAGGGGTAAGGATCATTATCCCATAGCCGCTATCCCTTAGCGCCGCGTCGTATGCGGTTGCGATTTTGGCGATTGCAGCCGCCTTGTCAGTGCCGTTGATGATACGCCGCGCGCCCTTGAAGTCAGACTTGGACAGCGTGATATAGTCGCCCAGCTTCTTGCCAGTGAACCAGCCCTCAAGACTGCCAGTGACAAGGATTTTGGCCGACACGTCTGGCACCATTACGGATTCGGGGTTGGTCGTCAGATCAAGGCCCAATTGTTTGCCCGCGTGGATATAGTTGCGCTCCCACGTCAGTTGAACGTAGCCGCGACCATACCAAGGATAATAGCGCAGGTTTTTCTTGCGCCACGCTTCGGCGTTCTTGACCCAATAGGCTTCCTTGACAGGCTCGACCGTGTGTGCGGTTTCCCACCACGCCGTTGCCATGATGTATGCCGCTTGATTTCGCAGCAGTCCAGCTAGTTTGCATTCCTTTAGGATTAGCTGGCTGTCGCCTAGATTTAGGTTAGGTGTCATCAATCTTTTCCTTTGTTTGTATCCGCCCTATAATAGCGGAAAGCGACGCCACACGCTAGATGGATCGTGGCCACCGCAAAGAACGGGATTAAATCTGTGAGAAGCCCCGTGACCTGAAGCGATCCGGCGCTGACCTCATGAAACGTATAAAGGGGAGCGGCTGATCCGTACCCAACAACAAAAACGGTATCGTCAACCGTGTCAAATCCCTGCCAGCCCTGAAAATACAGCTCAAAGAAAACGTATCCCAAAAGGCAAACTGCAAACACGTCAACGCGATATGGAAACTCGCCCGTGATAAGAAACGCGCCAACGCACATCCAAAATGCCAGCTTAACGCCAACGCCGATATGCGACACTTGGTTCGTTAGCCAGCCGTACCAGTCATCTAGGAACGCGTCGGGCTCAATCAGGCTTGTCACTGAATGTACTCCTAGAGTTTTCGTAATCCCGAAGCGCGGCCTGTTGCGCTTGGATAATTGGATGGTAGATCCGTTTTAGCGTCCACACAACATAACCAAAAGTAAGCAGTGACCCCAACAAAAGGCCAAACCAAAACTGATATTCCATGCTAAAAGCGCTCCTATACGTCTGCGCTATCCAGACATTCCGCCGCGAACAACCCACGCGATAAGCGCAAGAACAAGAGCGCCACCGACCAACTTCATAGGCTTTGCAAATGTCTCACTAACCTCCTTAAACCCTTGATCCATCTTTATGCCGATTTCCTTCACCTTATCGTCAAGGCTTTCTAGCCGCGTGTTAATGTGGCGTCGCTCGGCATCGTTAACGGCCTCATTTTTTTCCAGTTCTGTTACGCGGTCGCCAATTGTCTTGAGGTTTAGGGTCACATCTGCACCTGCTCGGCTACAATCCAAGCGGCCTTGATTGCGTTGTCCGACAGGTCCGCATTTGGTGCCACACGTTTTGCCGTATCCTTGAACATTGCCACCAAGCCGAGAGTTTTAGCTTGCGAGAATGACAAGGCGCTGCGCTGCGCTTTGATCTGTGCGAACATGTCGCGGTCTGTGCCTTTCAACTCCGCTTCAAGAGCAGCCCACACGTCGTCTAGGCCAGTGTATGCCAAAAGGTATTCGAAGCGGCGTGGTGATAGGTCGCTTGGGGCATAGGGGACCGGCTCAGGGGTAACTTCAACCCATGCGCCGTCTTGCCATTCATGCAGTGCGCTTGGCTTTAGTGGCACTTCAATTGTTCCGTCTGGGTATCCGTCAAAAATGCCCCGCGGAACCTTGCCAATCGCCTGCCAATAGCCACGATATATGTGATAAAAGCCTTTTTCCATCATCTCAACTCCGTCCAAGAACTTATAGACCCGGGGGTCTGTATTTTGTAATAGTGGCCAACGGGGACTATGAAGAATAAAGGCCCGGTAGAAGACAGAAAATAAATCGTCACAAAAGTTACATTGTCATCAGACAAAAACACTCCGCGGGTTCCACCACTTATACTAACGTCGGCGGCGACCCCAATGGGCTTTTCTGTTGTGTTCTGATAGACAGTATTATTAGCCCGCGACCCACTAACATCTTGCCAAGTCTGCTCCCTGCCCAATTGCGCTGCCGAATTATCCCTAAACTTAGTCATCAATACTTGAGTGACGGGGCTGTCAACGTCGATTTCAGCATCAGTAATTGGCACGTAAGTCATGATATGGTCCCGCATTTGTTAAGGTCAGAAAGCAAGCCGTCAGCATCGCCGATATAGCAATTCTTGAATGGAGCTAACTCTGGGCCGGGATAGTCTGCTGTTCCGTTTGCCATGATAAAATGAATCTTTCCGTATAGGGTTGTATCTTCCGCATGGTACTGCACAACCTCACTTGGTGCAACTTCCTCCGCACTTGTGATTGTCCAGTTGCGAATGCGCCGCGCGCCGTACTGGTCGCGGTCAAGGTAGTGGCTTATGCGAACAGTGTCTCCAACCCAATACGTGCGATCCTTTGCGTCCATGCGAAACATGACTTGAGCAGGGACATCAACGTATCTTGTGATGATTTTGTCCGCAGTGTTTTGCGCCAAGACTAAGGGCGTTAACCAGTTGGCGTAAATCTTGCGAATAGACGGTTCGCCATACAGCTCGTCCGTTTCGCTTTCCAAGTTGGCATTGATAAATTGCGATGCAAACGCGTCGGGATCGTTTTGCGATTTTGTAAAGTCGTCTTGCGCATAATAAACCCAAACCTGCGACGCACGTTCACGCGGCTTTTCTGTCAGGCTGAACGATCCAGATATGATATTTGCGCTGTCAGTCAGCAGATCCGGCTCAACATCGATTCCACGGATGGCCTTGAGTTTTACCAGCGCGTCCCGTTCATCCCACCAGATGTAAAACAACGCCTGTGATTGAAGCTGAGACACCAGCGACGAGACAGAGGCAGGCTTTGTAATCAATGTACTCAGCAAATAAGAGACGAGATACGAGCTGACTTCAGTTGCCCAGTTGGTGGTATCAAGGAACGCCGCGCCAATCCCGCCGTATGTTGTCAGCAAGTCCGAAACCGCATCATCGACAGAAATATCAGTGTATCGCAGGCATTGCTGCACCGCGTCATCTGCCTTGTGTTCGTCGGCTGTTGTGTTGTCCGTTCCGCGCGTGACCCCGGTAAACGTCACGCCATTTGCGGACGTGGCGCGACCCGTGTAGGTCATAATCTCGTCACTGATCCGAACAGTACCCGTTGCGGTGTATTCAGCCTCTACCGCGTTCGTTGTTTCAAACGATGTGACCGCCGCGTCAATGTCTGCGAATAGCTCGCCCTTTGACAAAACAGGAGCCTGCGCTTTGCGTTCCTCAATCCGGGCCAGGACATCCTTGCCCTTGATCGTCACGTTGCCCGCGTCATCTGGACCTTGAACGCTATCAAGGAAATACGTGCGCACAACCATGTCGCCCAACGCCTGCCCAGAATATCCCTCGTACACTTTCAGCACGATGTTCTGACGGTATTTATTGCGCACCATCCAACGTGACCAGAAAGAACCCCGATCCGCGCTTAGTGGGTCCCATGACCGGCCCTCAACGTAGGGATCGACAACGCGGTCACTGTGCGGGTGGTCTTTTATCTTGATCGTACACAGAGCGCGGTTTCCAAGCCCCTGAGCGTCAACCCCTGCAGATGCTAGGTTGATCCGCGTTGGCGACGTAGAAACGCCCATGAGGGACGGAATGATATAGTCTGCGCCGCTGACGTGCTGCTCGGCAACCTTGCCCGACGAAAAGAACAAACTCAGCGGCGTATCAAGCAGGAAGTTGGCAGTGCTGCGGCATGTCCCGCGCGTATTGTAACACTTTGTATCATCTGTGCCTGTTGCGGCGCATGGAGACACGCCGAACTCGTGCGCGCAAATAGGCTGCTGGATCTCAACAATCTGGATTGGCTCACGGCCTGGCGTTGCTTCAGTCATAGCCACGGCCCCGCACTGTTAGCTGCACGGCCATAAAGTCTTTTACGCCCATTTTGCTTGGGATTGGCACTTGATCCGTTTGGCAATACCCAACCGCAGCCGACACAATAGGTCGCCATGCAATCCAAAACGGCTCAGATTCAACCGCCTTTTGCATGGTGGGCCAGTTGGTTTCAATCCAAGCCGTGCGCAAGTGCTGCCAGTCAAACGATGTGGACAGATAGTTGCGTTGTTTTGACCTGCCCAAGAACTCGCCAGTTTCCGAGAAGTTAGACCGCAAGATTGTTTGCCGCGCCATATCAATCGGCGCATGTCCGGCATAGATTGCCTGTTGCATCTGCATCGCCTTGCCGAACTTAATGACGCCAACCGTTGGGGCCGTGCCGTTGGTGATCGATATGCGCCACCGTTGACGGGTCTGCGGTTCAAATATAACCATGATCGGGCTGTCGTCAGTGATAGCTGTTGCCGCGATTACGCCGGTCCAGCCTGAGCCGTTGTAGTATTGGACCTGCAAAGTGTTGCCGTTGGTCCCCATTGTGTGCGCTGCAATGCAAAGATAGTCACACTCAGCAGTTGATCCGTGATCATATTCCCACGTCGCTGCGACCGCGCTTGGTTTCCAGAACTCATACGTCAGACTGTTAAGCGGTGCGTTGGCAAAGAAGCCCGTAGCCGTCGTTGATGCCGTTGCAGTGCCACCCGCAAGCCAGTTGAGGCTGTGCGCGATCCTTGCGTTGGTCAACGGCTCGTCACTACCCGGCAGCGTGTAACCTGTTTGGAATATAACCGTCATACCAGCCTCACAATTGCGCCATCTTCAACGGCTTCATTGATTGAGTTAATCAAGCTGATAACCTGATCTCGCCCAAACATATCACCGCCATGCAATGATATTGCCACATTTGTTGGCGATCCGCCACCTGTTCCACCACCAGCCGCAGCAGATGGTATAGAGGGAGACGCCGCAGCCGCACCGCCGCCACCGCCACCGCCTGATGATACGCCCTTGATTGCAGACACCATGCCAAGACCAGCGCCCAAGACTGCAACAGCCGCAGGAATACGCGCAAAAAGTGGCAGCCCTGGCGTCTTTAACACCTCAGTATATGCTTGGTAACTGTTGATAAGAGATTGCGCCGCGCCAAATACCTTGGCAATGCGCAACATCTTTTCAGACCCGCCCTGCATTGAGTTTGCCATATCGCCGAAGAACGTCTTGGCCTGCTCTAGCCCGTCTCCGTTGTACCCCTGCCGCAGTCCTGCAAGCCGCTCTTGATACTGAGCCTCAAGCCGCAGCTTGGCCTCGCTATGCCCGCCCAATGCCGCAAGCTCGTCCGCGTTGGCACTGGCAAGGGTTTGCAGCCCTGCCGCGCGCCATTCCTCAAGGACTTCATTTTCTGTTTGCAGGCTTTCCATAAGCGCCGCGATTGCGGGGTCGCGTTCTTGTCCACCGCCGCCGCCACCGCCGCCTGTTGCTGTGCGCGTGCTGCGGCCCGCTGATGCCTGAGCCGCTGCAATAATGTCAGCCGGTGACTGATATCCTTGTTCGTTTGTAAAGTCATTGCCAAAGCTGCGCGGATCGCCCCCGCGCCCGCTGTACGTCAAGGATGATTGCTGGTTGACCTCGTTAATCAAGGCTAATGCAGCCGCCATTTCTTCCTTGAGCAAAGTTGCGGCATCAGTTGCAGGGGCAAGGTTTGGCGCAATTTCAGAAACCGCATCAACCAACTGATCCGCAATCGCACGCGCCCCGTCTGTCTCCCGCGACAAGTCAATCATTTCGTCAAGCGCCTTGGAAAACTCAGGCGGCAACTTACTGGCATCAACGCCAAACTCGCGCATCAAACGGCTCAGGCCCTCAAGCGCTACTTGCTGCGCCTCAAACCCTTCAGCAGTGTACAATTCTTGAAGCGCGGCCTCTAACGCAATTGACTCTGTGCGATTTGTGCCAAACGCCTCAGTGATGCGGCCAATTGTGCTTTCAAACCGCCCTCCGCTTTCTGAAGAGGTTATAAATTGCGTAGATACTTCCTTGAGCATTTCCGCTTGGCCAGCAAAGGCCGCCGTAGCTGCTGCAATCTGAATGCCCGCCTGCAACGCCGCAAGCTCTCGCACACGTTCCGACGCGCCCGCGTATTCGTCCGATAGTTCCGACACACTCATTTTTAGAATGTCCAGCGTGGCTGTCAGAGAGTCAGACAATTCCTCAAGCGCTTCCATGCGTTCTTCTAGGGTAACGCTTGCCGTCCTCATCGCGTTCATGGCCAACGCGACAGCCGGGATACCAAGCGCGACACCAACACCGATTGCAGCACCTACCGCACCAAATCCACCCGCAAGCTGCGGCAACTGTTGAGACAGTGCCGTGGTCGCGCTTGTGCCCATTTGAAGCTGGACGATAATATCTTGAAGCTGAAATGAGGTGTTTTGTATTTGTCCGCGTGTCGTTCTGGAAACGCTGCCTAGACGCCCCATCGCGCCGGATGTCCTAGTAGCCGCAACCGCTGCCCCAGCAGATGTCCGTGTCACTTGGGCCGTCGCACCGACAAGACGTGCGGCAGATGCAGCAGCCGCGTCAAACTCCCGATCTACCTTTGCGACTTCCCGTGCATAGTTCTTTTGAGTAATGGAACCCTTGGCAAGCGCCGCGTTTAACGCCGTCATTTTTTGGGCGGCCTGAGTGGTCGCTAATGCAAGTTCCTTTTCAGACTTGATTACCCGGTCAATGCTTATTTCTGCATTGGTCGTATCTGCCGTTATTTTGACTTTTATCTCAGGCAGTGCCATTGTTATTCCTCAAACAGTTCTAGCATTTCATCAACGACAGACTCAGTTAGCTTGCCCGCAAATCGTCCCGCGCGTGTGGAGTTGTTGAAGTCGTATTCGCAAAACCATTCCGCCATTGTCATTTCCCAGAACTCGGCAGGCTGGATGCCCCATTGCCGCGCAGTGAGGTACATAACGTCCCAATTTATGCCCCCAACCTGCGCGGTGCCTAAAGCTACTCGACGGGGGGCTTTGGCTTTTTTCCCTTTTCCACCTTTGGCGCGGGGCTGATGGCGTCAATACAGTTGATGTAAAGCGACAACGCTTCCTTTTTGGCGTCCATCATTTGCATAAAAATCTCGTCGTCATCAACCTTAGCGCCGCCGAACGTCATGACCTTAGCCACAAGCCAAGCCATGAAGCCAAACTGAGGCGATCCAGACTGCGCCGCGTGGATCAACTGCATGATGCACACTGGGCCGTCGCCGTCGCCGCGCTCAATGGACCTGATAAGCCGCATGGACGGGGTAAACGTGTATGTCTCCCCGTCCCATTCGATATCAACCTCACGAAATACTCCGGCCATTATGCTACCGTAATCGCGCCGGAGGCTGTCAGTTCGCAAGTGAACGTGACAGGATCGGTGCCCTCTGCGCCGCTCTCTTGGTAGCTGGATATAAAGAACCCGCCCGCCGCCGTGATTTCAGACACGCCGCCAACAAAGATTGCCAACTGATGCAACGCGCTGCCAGTGCCAGCACCGAAAGCCAAGTCCTTAAGGATCGTGTCTTTGACAACGCCTTCAATCGACATAGACAACGCCTTTGTGCCGATATCATTAAGCAACGTCTGCACGCCCACATCGCCCTTGTCAGTGATGTTGATTGGCTCGTTGGAAATCGTGAAGCTGTCAGTGCGAGCCCCTGCAATAATGTCCATTCCGCCGCCGTCGTCATAGCGGATGGTTAAAAGTCGGCCTGCTGTTGCTGCCATTGGTCTTACTCCTGGTTAAAAGTCATCATAAACCACACGAAACGTCATTGCTGTGTGGATTGTTTTGCCGTCTGGATCGTCAAATTCAACCTTATTTTCAAACCCGACCGCAATAGTGTTTGCGCCTGCTATGACAAGATCAAACTTGTGCAGGGCGTTGTAGATTTCATCAGCAATCGCCAACCGTACAAGGTCAGACTGCGTGCGTGTGTACGCGTGAACGTCGATCAATGCAGACGCCCCGTCGCTTGACTTGGTGTCAAACGGCGCAAGGCTGGCTTGGTTGAATACGATATAAGGGAATGCGGAATTGTCGCCAGAATTAACGGCTTGAGGGACGCGCGAATAAACGCCAACGACCTTTGATGTGAGCGCAGTAAAGCCCGCAAGCCGCGTGTAGATTGCTTGATGAAGGGCCGCGCTATCCATGTGGCTTTCCGTCTAAGGGATGTGAACAGTCTCACGACGTTCTGTTATTTGCA